TGAGTATATCTTATACCCTTTTTCTAATAAATCATACTTATCTGGATTATAATAAGATGCTGAAATAGTATATTCTTGTGAATCTGTATCTTCTCCTATTGATAATACTCTATATATTTTTGTTGTATACCTTCCAGCGCTTTCTTGTTCACTTATTTCATCAGAAGAAATAGCCCAAATAACTTCTGTAGAAGGAACCCCTGAAAAAGCTCCAAAAGTATCTAATCTACTGGTAGTTATAATTCCGTTACTATCTGCTGTTCCACTCTGAGATATATTAATAATTTGTTTTTCTACTCTTGCTTGTCCTGACCAGTGAATTTGAACAATATTTCCAGCATCATCTGTTATACTTGTTTTTGCAACTACTGCTTCTGAATTAAGATCAACTCCTTTAAGTGTAGGAACATAATCTCCTTTATAATATTTAGTTCCTTCTATTGTATGATAATAACCTCCATCAATAGCTGGAACCTCACTAACTATATATGCTCCTCCTCCAGGAAATATAAGATGTAAAGTATATGTGCTTTCTGGATAAAAAGAAACTTCTCTATCTAAAGATATAGTATTTGTATTTACAGTTCCTTCTTTAGATATTCTTCCACTAAAATCTATTGAATTTCTTTCTTTATCTTGAACATTTATAAGATCTCCTGGTTTTAAAAATAAAGCATTCATTCCTGTTGAAAAACTTACTACTTCTGTTTCATATTTATTTGTTAATATATTCCACTGTCCTAACCTATGTGCTTGTCCTTGAGAGGTACAACCATAAGCAGCTATTTCTTCTGTTATAATTTCTCCTCTTTCAATTATATTATCTACATCTTCTACTACTTCTACTGTTTGTTCATAGCTATTATCTGGATTATTCCATGAAACTACTATTTGATTGGGTCTTACTCTATCTGCTGTACTCTGATAACCAAAAATTCCTCCTGCAACATTAGAGTTAGTAAAAGTATAAAGAGGAACTTTAGGGCTATCCTGAATAACTTGTATTTGACTATCTTTCCAATAAGTCATAGCTCGAAAAGATGCAGCTAATTGAGATAAAACTGTATAAGCTTCTGTTCCATTTGCAAGATATGTATTTAATACAAATCTAGGCTCTTTTCCACCTTTTCCGTCAGGAACAAGCTCATCACAATATTGAGCTATTTTATAAAGCTGAAATTTATTTATAAAGCTATTATCTTTTACAACAGTACCTAAACCATATCTTTTATTAGTACATATATCATAAAATATCCAAGCAGGATTATTGCAATATACTCTTTCATAGTTAACATCTGTTGGATCTGTAAAAGTACTCCAATCTCCTTGCATATTTCCGTCCCATGTTTGAGGTGTATTAGTATTAATACCTGAAGTACTATTTCTAGTATAAGTAGCTACTCCGTTAGGATTTCCAACAAGGTTATCCCTAGTTACATAATTAGTAGGGATTTGTACTTTCATACCTTTTAAATGATACTGCCTTTGTGGTGGGTTTTTAAAATCTTTTGCATTAAAAGTAATCATAGCATAAGCAGATTGTGGATATGATAATCTATCCATAGTCATAGCCTCAACTGTTTTTAAAAAAACATCATCTTGAAATAACCAGTCTCCCATAGTATCCCAATTATCTTCGTTAACTTTTTTAATTACAACTTTCCAATCATGAAAGGGTTTAAATTCTTGAACATCTAATAGGAATTCCTCTGCGAAAGCGATTTGGGTTTTAGCTATAATCATAGCATCACTTGCTTGATAAGGTGCTTTAGCATCAGTTCCTCCAAAAAAATTAACATCTTGAGAGACCCCATCTCTATCATGAATTTTATGTCTTCCATACATTAATTCTGAAATGAAGTCATCTCCTGCTGCAGGCTGATATTCAAACCAAATTTGAAACTCTACCCAACCTGGTCCTTTTTCTCCATCATCTCTATCATGACAAATTAAACCGCCTGGAAATTCAAAAGTTAATTTTATTTTATCTACTATACTTGCATCTGATACATCTACATTACCTGAAGTAATTGTTATAGGACTAGATGTTCCTACATCTCCATTTATATATTTGTCTGATGCGCTTGGTGTGGCGGTGCCCGAAAGTGCGCCTGCATTAGTTGCCCAATAAGCTAAACCTCCTGCTTCTCCATTTCCTGTTTGTTTAACTTCTTGTCCGCTAGCGAGCATCCATACTTGAGAAGGTAGTTGTCCTCCTGTAATATCTGGAATTGGGGTCTGGTTTACAGTACCAGATCTAAAGCTAAGTCCAGTATTATCAAAATTCATTATAGACTCTTTTGTAGAAGTTGTATAAGTAGCCAAACCACTATAAATATCTGTATAAGGGGGTCCTAAAACAGCATATGTATTTGTACAAGCTGTTACAGCTGCAGAAGATATTACACATGAATCATTAGCAGCATCAATTGATACTAATTGTGCTCTATGTGTTATTGCTGCACTTGCTCCATTTACTGTTGTTCTACCATCTGGAACTATGAAGTCATTATAAGGATTTGGTAAAGATAAAGTTAATTGCATTTTTCTAGGACTTTTATACTGAAGCATTTCGCATTCTAATTCTGTTCCACCAGGTCCTGCTCCTTGTATAACTATTTTTTGTTTTTGTCCTCCAATTTTTGTTATAACCATAGCAGGAATAAAGAAATCGCCAGAAGCTGTAAGAATATTTCTCCCTGCCTCTAATGAAAAAGTTACTTCTGAACCTGCAGCTGCTGTACTTGCTGTAGATTTTCCTGCTCCTTTAATATCTATAAATCGGTTTCCATATTCAGACAAATCTTCAGTAGTTATTCCATCAAAAAAGCTGTCAGAACTATCAACAGTTACTGTTGTTGAACTTGCAGTAGTATTTGCTTTATATGTAGAACGTCCTTTCATTTTTTCAGTCATACCCCCTTTCATTAAAGGAGTATCATTAAGATAAACTGAAGATAAACCATCTGCTAAACCTTCTATTTCTCCCTCTGATAATAAATCATATACAACCGCTACTTGATCTCTATCTGGACTACCAAATATATCAGGCCAGTGATAGTCTGTTCCTAAAACAGCATTTTGCATAAATCTTCTAAATTCTTTTAACATTATGATTCTCTATCCCAAGTTGCACCGCCTAAAGTAGTATAAATACTTTTTTGTCGTCTATTTGCATTTATTGCTGTGAAATCACCTGGACTTGTTATTTTATTTCTTCCCCCTGTATGAATACTGTGCATTTCAGTTAAACCTAAATTTATAGAGTCTGTTGTATATGCAACACTAATGGGACTTCCTCCAATTAGTAATTCGCCATAGAGTACTGGAACTGGAAGTCCTTGTTGTACACCTGTAACAGGACCTTGAAAAAGATTTGCCTCAGCATCTTCACCAAATTGTACAGATGCTTGCATTTCTGCTATACCCGCGGTTATTAATTGTATTCCTATAGTAGCTATTGCAAATGCTATCTTCCCAAGCGCAACTTCTCCCATTGTAGAACCAAAGAATTCCATAAATTCTGGAAAGAAAAAAGCTAAAACTACTAATATTACTCCTATAATTACTTTACCCACACCACTGGGATTTTCTTGAAATGTTTCTTCTGCTCCCATAGGAATAGCAGTTATAATTATATCTTCATTATTTAAGCTTAATCCTAACTCTCTTGCACTTATATACTCATCCGCTCGTTGAATAAGAAAGCGAATACCATTTTCTTCTGCTTCTAATAAATAATTATAAAAACCAGTTGTTTGACATTCGATTAATTGTAATAATTCAGAATAATTAGATACATTCATGGCCCACTCATGTCCGAATCTATCTCCAATATCTCCTACTAAACGTACTTTATTCATTTATTTCTCTGGTCTTAGATGGTATAATTCTTTGCTTGGTAAACTTATTATAAAATAATCTAAATTTAATCCATTACATTGTTTTTTATCAAACTCACTTGGCTCTGCACTTAAATTTAGATGACTATGTACTATTCCTTTAATTTTATATTTTAATGCTATTTTTGTATATTCTTGCATATCCATTATAAAATTAGTATTAACTTTTGCTACATTTGTTACAGGAAACCATTTTAGTTCGTCAGTTATTATACCACATCCTTCTTTTGGATATTGATTTTCCAAATGTTCATAAATTTGAGGTAGTAAGTGATTAATCATCTGCCTAACCTTCTTGATGCAGGAAAACCTCCAAAAGGCATAACTCCATCTGTTTTAACGATATCAGGACCTACATATCCAAGAGTCAAAGTTACAGTATCTTTTATTTTAATTAAAGTACTTAGAGTAAGTGTTGTACTACTAATACCCTTTACAGTAATGGGGACAAATATTCCGAATCCTGATGGTGCTCCATCATTATCTGAAGTAACTAATTGTCCTACTTTAATAGAACTATTAGCAGCTGCTATAGTTATAGTATCAGTAGGAGTATCATGATCTCCGTCTACAACTGCTGTAGTTATATTCTTAATATTTGTAGGCTTATATTGAAACCTTTCTGAACATGAATATAATGTTTTTCCACACATATCTCCTCTTTCCCAATAAGCCCCAAATTGAGGATATGGTTTATTTACAGGTTTGTGGGCTCCTCCTTCTTGTGTTATTCTTTTTATTTTCCATATTCGAGAATAATCTTCCTCTGTTCTATTATCTGATGAATGTTCCCCTGTTTTATATAAAATATAGTCATTATAATTAAAATCTGTATAAGCATAATAAGTTTGTCCTTGATCATATAATTGATATGCTCTTATTCTTCTAAAAAAGATATTAGTATCTGTAGGTGTACCTGGACTAGAAATTGTTTTTCTAGCTTGCCAATAATCATAAACATTTGTAGGATTAGAAACATGAGTACCATTTGGTAATATTTGTATTAATCCTGTTTTTGCAGTTTTATAAATTTTATTTATATCTACTGAACCAGTCCATGTAGGGCAGCCGTCTAAAATACTTTTTAATAAGATTGGTTCGTCTTCTTTATTTATATAATGAAAAAGATCAGATTGATTATATCGAACTCTAGAAAATCTACACCAAGTACAAGATCCTACTTGCTCTGCTGCTGGAATCTCTGCTGCGGAAGCTTGGTATATCCAAGGACAAGCATTTCCAATAATAGCTCTTTTAGGTAGTTTTGTACCACTAATATCAAAAGGACTTGCTAATTCAAAACTTACAGAAACTTTACTTTCAGATGCTATTCTATTAATTATCCAAGTTTCTTTAGGAAATTCAATAGGGAGTGCTTGATTAGTAGTTGCAGAAGATTGTCCATAACAATATTTATAAAGAGTTCTTCTTCTAATAATTTTTTTACCTAACATATCATCATTTGTTAGTCCGTCTAATGCATCACTGAAAGTTGTTAATATATTAGCTATTGTTAATACTGGGTTTCCTGCTGGACCAGAAGCACTTGCTTCTATATCTTGAATTTGCATAGGTATTGCTGTATAAGTATTTAATTCATATAAACCCGTAGTAGAATTAGGGGTTGAATTATAAAATTGAATATTAGTTAAATCCGCTTCTTTTTCACCATGAAAATAAGCATAAGAACTTGTAGTAATATTACTATCTAGTTCTAATTCATATAAAGTTATTAGACTATCTGCAATTTCTAATTTCTGAACATCTTTTATTAAATCTGTCATGGTTCATAGACTCTTCTAAAGGTTCCTGTTACTGTATAAAAACCATCATAGGCATAATTATGATTCCAAGTTTGACAAACTACTGCTATTCCAGCTTGAATAACTACATTTGCAGTATCAGTCTCAGTTGTTAAAGAAGCTATAGTAGTTAAAGTAGTTGCACTATTAGCAGAAGTTTGATCTAAAGTATAGCCTCCATCATTATCAGTACTATCTGTTATTAAAATATGACTGGGAGTACTAGGACTTAAAACTGTAGTATCTAAACCACTACTAGTTATAGTAGTTCCACTAAAAGAAGTGGTTGCTGTTTTACTCCCTAAATGAGGAGGGGCAAATACAAAAAGAGTTACTCCATTTTTACTCTCAAAAAAACTTATAATATTATTAGCTTCAGTACTAGTACGATTATTAAAATTAAAAGAATAACTTTCATCAAAATTATTAATACCTTTTATCGCTCTTTGTTCATATCCATCTCCGAATACAACTGAATGAAATTTAGGTGTAACTGCTCTAGTTAGACCTTTATCTGCTGTAAAAGCGTTTGTTCCATCTGTAAAATGTGCCATTTATTTTCTCCTAATAGCCTCTGGGTCCACCCACCCATAACGTACCTCCGGGTTTCTTTTGTTTTGCTATTTCTTTTGTAACTGCTCCTGTAATAGCCATCGCTAACAATTTACCTTGTGTTTTATTTCCTTGAACATCAGTTTGTACTGTTTCTCCTGCTCCCATATTAACAGTAATACTTGTATTATTAACACTACCACCTAATCCTTTTAATTGCGAAGGAGTTAGTACCATTTCTCCAGGAGAAAGCATTGCAGGTACTGTATCTTTTCCAAAACCTTTTACTTTCCCTCCTTTTCCAAAGAATTGAACTCCTTTCTTTCCTACATAACCGCCACTAGCAAATCCGAATAAACTCATAAAGCCGCCACCGCCACCAAACATACCGCTAAACATATCAGTAAGACCACCAAACATATCACCAAACATACCACCTAAACTGGAGCCTAATTTGCCAGATAAAACATCACCACTACCTTCTGATATATCTACTGTTAGTGCGTCATCTTCGCCTGCTCCTGTTGGTCCATCTTCTGTATCCTTTCCCTTACCTATGCCTAATGGAGCTAATTTACTTTTTCCTCCACTGCCTCCTGCTAAGTCTGAAATTAGAGCTTCTAAATGTGTATCATGAACATATATTGACCCTGGATCTGTGGCTGCTTTTAGAAATTCTGCCATAGCACCTTCTGGAATATCTCCAGCTGCTAATCCTGTTCCACTCATATATTCTAAGCTACCTAATTTGTCTAAAGCTTTTCCTCTTATCTCTGGAGTAATAT